GCATCATGTTCCTACCAATAAAAAAGTTTTGAAAACGGAAGTCAGCGCTGCCGTCAACCACAATCTGCAAAGCATGTCCAAAAGCAAACTGCGTCACATTCCGACCCTCTTACGAGTGCTGCTGCTCATCTGCAACCGCTTCAACGTTTGCTGCTCACCCTGTTTAGCACCCTCATTAGCAGCCTGCCTCATGCCAGCCTGGAACTGATCAGCGGTTACATAATCAACGTTGTTAATACGCTCCACGGTGTAGCGAACGTCGATTGGTGCGGCAACTGCTGTTCCGCCGCCTTCACTCATAGCTCCACTGCCACCACCGTTTTCAGGAATAACGGCAGAACCGCGAGCACCACGCGAGTACCGCGCCATGCTTTCACGCATCTTGCTCTCGGGAATAACGTACTCTGATTCACCACCTTCGCCAACAACAGCACGAGTTGGCCCAGAAACATAGCCGCCCTCGTTGAAAAACTTTATTCCGCTTGTTTTTGGCGCTGCCGCTTCAGGGATTCTGTAACCGCCAGGCCCTGCACCTCCGCCTAATCGAGGCCCCGCAGCAGCACTAAAGAAATTAAGCGCAATACCTAAAACTTGCATCTGAATTTGCTTGGCAATCATTTGCGCTGCCATGTCCGCAAAGTGATCTGCAGTGCGGCTAAACAGATTTGCCAACGCCTCCTGAGCAGACATGCTGCCGGTGATCAACCCCTTAAACGACTCGCTAAACGCATCTCCAATCGCCTGCGCGGCAAGAATGACCTGATTTGCAGGGTCAATTAACTCGTTGAGAGCGGCTTGAACGCGATCCCTCTCTGCTTCAATCTTGTCGCGCCCTGTCTCAGGAGCCAGATCTTTTGTGATCGCACCCTTAGCCTTACCTTTTTTGCCCTCAAGTTCTTCCTTTCTCTTTTTAAGTAGATCTAATTGTTTTTCGTATTCAGCAGTAATACCCCCTGCTATTTCTAGCTCTAAAATACTTTCCTGTACCCCAAGAATTTTAGCGTTTACAACTTCTAATTGTTTGTCGTAAATTCTGTCTAATTCAAGAAGCTGTTTCTGAAGCTCGACCGCTTGTTTGGCCGCAGCAGGCGTGCTGCCCTCTTGGATTAAGCGAGAATACTCCCGCTCAAAAGCCATCTTGTCTTCGTGCTTATTAGTAATGTCGTCCAGTTGACGGCTAGCTTTATCAAAGGCTGCGTCAGCGCGTTCCATCTCTCTTTCAACAGCTTTCGTAGCCCGCTCGATTGCTCTTTGCTTTTTCCTCTCTTCCCGATCGTTTAATCTTGCGCTCTTTTCGTTGGCCCGAGCTGTAAGATCAGCCCGTTTATTTTCTAGCTCTTTTAGTTGCCGGGTTCTTTCAAGCTCAATAAGGGCTAAATCAGCACCTTTTTTCTGGGCTTTAGCTCTAGCTTCTTGGAATATATTTGCTTTTTCTAGATTAAAAATACGATCGTTTGTTAAATCTCCGTTTAACTGGGCGATTGCTAAATCGTTCTTAGCGATTACGTGTTCGGCAGAACCAACTCTTGCTGCTTCTACTTTTGCTTGTAAACGTTTCTCCTCCTCTTGTCTAATTTTCTTCTGTAGCTCTACCATTTGTGTTTCTATTTTAACCCGCTCCAGGGATGGCATACCCTTGGCTCCTGCTTGCACAGGTTGCGCTGCGAGTTTCTCTTGCAGTGCTACTTGCCTGGGATCTTTAGATGCTTGGGCTGCACTTAAAAGCGCGCCGATCTCCATGCTTGTTGCTATTTCTTTTACAATCGGCCCCGTTAAACGGGCAATTTGAGCCAAGATTTGCGTAGTTACTTGAGTAAGTGCATTGCTAAAGCGTGTTGAAGCGTCGCCAAAAGCTGCAAGAGCTTCGACGCCTTCGTCACCCACAACTAAAGAAAGCTGTTTAGTCGCTTCTTCAAGCGCTACTTGTTCCCCTGCTAATTCTTCCAAACTCTGGATTGCGTCCTGTGCCGGACTGCCGACCATCCCTAAAGAGTCAACAATCGCATTAATATCCGCAGTAGCAGGATTTAATGCAGCGCCTAAAGAAGCTGCTTGAGCAGCAAGTTGGTCAAATACTCCGCCTAAAACTTGCAGAGCAATGGAAGCAGGACCAAAAGTTGACCCTGAAATGGCCCCGCCCAAAGCACCACCAAGCGCCATGCCTGGCCCGCCGCCAAACAATAAAGGAAAGGCACCCGCACTAACGGCGGATCCAAACCTTGCCCTACTTTTTGCTTGTCTGGCTAAAGGGGAACCGGGGATGTTCGCTCCTCCCCCTATTGGCATAAAATCAATACCAGAAATTCCAAAGGTTTGTGTTCCAGGTCTGCGCGCTTTAGGGGTTTTCGGTGCTTTAGGGACAGGCTGGTTTACGCCTTGCAACCTTTCTTCTTCTTTAAGAAGTTTGTTTTGACGATCTAGTTGCTGGTTAAATTCTTTTTGAGCAGTGACGAGCGCTTTTACGGCTCTTTCTTCTGCCTGTGTTCCAAAAGCAGCATTACGAAGAGCCCGCTCAGCTTTTGCTACGGCTTTAGAATAGTTATTGACGTTTCCAATGTCTTTGGCAGAAAAAGTGCCCTTTAGTGTTTTTCCTGCTTTTATTGTTGCGGCGTTGAGCCTACCTACTTCTTTGTTTACGCCTTTTAAGCTGTCTTTTAGTACCTTAAGCTCTCGGGCTCCACGAAGCGCAACCTCAATATCTACCTGATAGTTGGCCACAGCGAAACACGCAGAACCTTACGCTCCAGTCTACCGCCTGCTCATTGTTTGCGCCCTGGAGCCGGTTTTGGCGTTTTGAACTGCTTTTTCCTGCTGCTCGTTGTGCAGCTCGTAGTAAGCGGCCCAGCCAATTAGCTCTTCTTGGGTTAGGTGCTGGGCAAGCTGGGCGACTGTGGTTCCTAGTTCCTTGGCGAGGAAATAGATGAAATACCAGTCGCTGTTAGCTTTTGAGGTCTGCTTTCGCTTCCTCCACCTTGTTTTCAGCTCCGGAAGAAAGCATGGCAAGCTGGATTTCTTGCAGGATTGAGGCTTCGACAGCGTTTTTTAGGGCTGCTTTTTCGCCGTCCTGGAACAGGCGTTTGCCGTCGGCGTCCAGTGATTTTTCGATCATCATGCCCAGAGCAAAGTCGTTGGCATCGTCAGAACCGACTTTTTTCTGGATTGACTCACGCTCAGCGATGGTAAGAGGGTGCCAATAAATTTCGAGCACCACCTCGTCGCCATCTTTGACTTCGTGCTTATACAGCTGGCTAACGCCGAACTTGTTACGAAGCAGTTCGGTAGCGCGCATAAAGTAGTAGCGTTTGTCTCAATATACTACACAACTGCTGTGAACTGACAAGAAACAATCCCGATGAAGTGAGAGCGATCTTCTAGCTCAAGCGGTGTCGGACCAGAAATGTCGGATACGCGAGGCGCGACACTAAAAGTGTCGGTGTAGTCCGAAGCGTTGACTGACGTAAGGCCGTCAATAACTGCTTCGCTTACGGCAGAAAGCACAGACGTGCCAGCAGATTTAGGCACGTAGACGTTGCACTGAATGACGCCGGAGTAATAATCCTGGGCTGCGCCTTGGTTTTGGATGGTGGAACGGTTGAAGTTGACCGTCATCAGTATGTATTTCTTGTCTTTGCCGGGGGTGGTGTACTGAACGTTGTCGTAGACCATGAGCACCGTGTTGTCGGCAGCTGCAACAGCGTCGGTTACTGCTTTTTCGAAGGCCGCGCGGGCGTTTACGAGGGTCATGGCTTAAAGCTTGGTGTAAAGACCAAATACGCTGCTATTAGACCCGGTTCTTACAAAAATGCGGCCAGGCCGTTTGTCGCCGAAGGTCTGCTGAACCAGTGAGCGCATTTCACCCTGAACAAAGTTTGCCACTTTTGGGGATTCAAGAGCAAACCCCGCATACTCAGCCATGTTGCTGATATAAACCGTGGGTTGGCGCTTGTAATTGAATTCTGGAATACCAAAGCGCGGCTTTATCTGGCTGCCGACAGGTTTTTTACTTGTATGAACCCGCTGGTTTCTGTTGGAGTCTCTGGTCTTATAAATATTTGACCATGGAGCAAAGTCTTGGCGTTTGTCCTGGGCACGAATCTTTTGCGTTGATGCTTTCCAGCTAGACGCGAAAAATCCCGTATCGACCGGGCTATGTTCCTCAGTGCTTAGCCCTTCGACGGTTCGCTTAATAAGAGCGTTGTAATCGCGATTGATTTGACGTTCCACGTCGGTAACGATCTGGCCGATCCCTTTCTTCTTTTTGGCCATTAGAACCTCACCTGAATAGTGAAAAAGTATTCTTGGTCGCCTTTGAAGGTGCGGATGTCTGTGATTTGGGCAATGCGGTTAGAGCCCGCGTATTTAAGAGTGATGGTGTCTTCGAACGTGGGCTGGTTGTCCCCGATCAGATCTGGGGTGATGTAGAGCTTGGCTTTGCGTTCTTCGCGACCTTCCTCTTCTTCGGAGTCAACAAACTCGATTGGTGCGTCAAACGAGTAAGCCGTATCCGTTGTGGTCAGCGCCCCGGTGCTGGTGTTGTAAACCGGAGATGCTTTGCGGGTGTATGTGATCGTGTGGTCAAGCGACTTGCCCAAGTCGGCAACAACCGATTTGGCAACGCTTTTGAACAGACTGTCGAGTGCGCCTGCCATTTCAACCCCTCACAGTACGGACCTGATAGCTCCCACTACCGCCAAGGCAGTAAGCACCAAGGTAAGACTGCAGCCAAGGATAAACATCAAACACGTTATTAACTGTTCCCGTAGCCTGGCTCGAAGTGTTGTACTTGACTTCCATCTCACCGAGCTTGACTGACTCGTACAAGCCCGTGTCGCCTGTCGTCCCAGTGATCGAGTCCGTATCGTTCGCCAACGCATTGGCCAGCTCATACGTTGCGTATTTAATGTCGTTTGGAATCGCGGAGCAAGCAAGCTCAACACGATCCACGTGATAATTGTTGCGAGGCCAGCTTAATGCTTGACTCTGATCGCAGCGATCACCGTAAAAATTCAACGTGTCGATCCAGCGCGTTGCAGAGATCAGCGCTCGATTCTTCGCGTCGTCAGTCTTGTTGTCCCACTGTGTGCTGCTAGGGACAGTCTCAAAATACGTGTTGGCTTCAGCCAACGTCACATAGCTGTTGGCTGTCTCGCTCTGGAGTGTGGCGTTGATCGTGGCAGCCATATCAGCAAAAAGGGAAGGCCCCACCTAATGGTAGGGCCATTTGTCTCGTCAGGATCAGGACTTGAGGCCGTTATCCAGAGGAGTGTTGACGAAGATCTCAACCATAGGGATGAGGTCGATGTCGTAGGTAGCAGACCAGTTGCTGCCAGTACGCAGGTTTGCGTTGGTCGGGTTGTCAGAAGCAGAACCCCACTTGGTGCCCATCACGTGATAAGCGGAGTGGTAGTCCACAGACAGCACGTCCTGCTTCGACAGCACGTTGCGGTCAGCTTCAATCCGAAGATCCTGCTGCACACCCTCAAGGATGGTGCCGGACTTCATCATGTAGCAACGGAACTCCTGACGGTTGCCAGTAGAGGTCGGGTCGTTGATGTTGACCTGAGAGTCAACGATGACGCGACAGCCAGCAAACTCACCAACCTCGCGAGCACCGACGCCAACACCGCCGCCACCCCAGGTCACCGCGCCAGAAGCAGCAAGTGCAGAGGTAGAGAAAGTCAGCAGGCCCACCTGATACAGGTAGTAAGCCACGGAGGGGTGAACGATCAGAAGATCCATCTCCTCACCGCGCTCACCCAGCTTGGAGCGGGCTTCTGCAACAGTTGCAGCGGTCAGGTAGTTGGCTTCGCCGGTAGAACCGGAACCGCCCAGTTGCTTCTCAAGGCGGTGGCCGTTGAGGGCAGTGTGGAACAGGCCGGTCAGCTGCTCAAACAAGCGAGTGCTGTTCAGCTTGTTGATGGCGTCGGCCAGCTGGTTGCGGATGTGAAGCATCGGGTCTTCACCAGCGGCCAGGACTGCGATGTCATCCACGGCGTAGGCAAAGCCACGGTGAACGATGGATGCAATCTGGGTTCCGGTGCCGATCTTCTGAGGAGTCAGATAGCCAGCGCCACTGGTGCCCCAGGTGGCGGTGCCGTCGAAGATCTCTTCCGTGGGAGACACAGGGTTGAACTCAGGAACCTGAATTCGAGTGCCACCTTCACGAGCGTCGAGCAGTGCATTACGCACCACAGCGCCAGACTTGATGAACTGGCTACGTTCTTTGATTGCCTCAGCCACATAGGTGCTGAGATTATTCCTTTTTACGATGTCCGCCAGAAGGACACCGCCGGAATAATTCTGAAATGGAGCGGCCATTTCTTATTCAGGAGTTAGGTGTGCGGGGTTTCAAGTCACAGACTTGAAGTGGTGTCCCACGGGGACTATTTACCGGCCTCTCTCTTGAGCACAGCTGCAAGATCAGGGTCGGTAGCTTCCAAGGCCATTTGCCTGGTTAAGTTAATACTACCTTCCAACCAAGGATTAGCGATACCTGCGGCACCCGCAGTTCCAGTAGTTGGCTTAGCCCCCATGCCAGCTTGAGCACTTGGTTTGAAGTGATGCTCAAAACCAGAGCCAGGGTTTTTAAGTTTGGCAAGGTAGACATTGATGTCTTCCTCAACACCCCCGTTTAGGACTTTGACGCTGCCGTCATCTGCCTTTTTCAGATTGCTTTGAACAAGTTGCAGCATTTGGTCAGCGTTGATCGCACCAGATTGGCTGATTGCTGACAACGCAGACGTTTTCATTGCTGCTGTCTCGTTAGAGGCGCGAAGCTCTTCCAACTGACGCTGCAAGTCAGCAATTTCTTGCTGCTTGTCCTGTGCAGTCTTGTTTGCTTCTTCCCAAAGGTCTTTCCACTGCCCTTGGTCCTCTAACGTCTTGCGACGTTGTTCATCTTGTTTTTTGTAAACGTCGTCAAGCTTGCCTTTGATGCCTTGAAACTTTTCCTCGGCTTCAGTGGCGCGCTGTTGGAGCGTTTGAATTTGCTGCTCGTAGGCAGAAACATCAACAGTAGGAGTTTCAGTCGCAGCCACGGGCTGTTCAGGCGACGCCACGGGCGTCTCCTGGATGACTTGTTCTTCCATTATTAGGAGTGAATTTACTCCTCTACCTTACTAGCTTTTGCTTTTTTAGTAGTTTTGGCTTTAGCAGCGGGTTTTTCAGCAGCTTCTGCCTTCTTCTCAGAAGCAGGATCCCAGGAATCAACAAGTTCCCACTTGTAAGAACCGTCAGCCTGCAATACCTTGTCGAGAGACTTGGCCATGAGTAAGTAGCAGCAATAGCTCTACTGTAACTCTGGTGCAGAATCTGGCGACTCGGCAGCGTTTGGCAGAATCTCCCCTTGGACCAGCATGTCGCGGAACTCTTCGCGATCGATAATCTGGTTCTCAAACAGCTGAGCCATCGCTGCAATGTCTTGGCCAATCAGACGCTGCAGGTCGAAGTCACGGCTAATCTTCACCTCAGGCGGCTCAAGACCCAAGTAATCAGCAGCCATGTTGTAGGCCTTTTGCAAACCAGACTCCAGATCCATCGACACCATTGACAACATCGAGTTGGTGTCAATCCGATCCAGTCGCCGTGCGTCAGCAGATTCAGCAACAAACTTTTGCTGGCTTAGCGTGCTGATGCCGAGTGTCGCCATCTGTTGCTGCAACTCCTGGATCTCAGCCGATTGCGCCTCAAACGCACTTGCCGCAGGCTCCACGTAATAGACCTTGTTACCCGGCTGGGTCGCCATCGCGTAATTAACGCTGATAGCCATGTCTTTCGTTTGGTCGTCCCACCCTTCGAGGACGAGCATCGGTTGCGAAGCGATGTGGAGACTGTGGATAAGATCCGCTTGCCGCTGATAGTGGGCCAGATTGAGATGAGCAATGTCCAGTAGCGGTGGCTTACTGGTCAACGTATCGGTTTTGTTGGCGTAAATCGTCACCAAGGGAATCTCCCCAAGCGAGAAATCGCCTGACTCAACCAGCTCGTACTGCGCCGTAGCGTCGGATTGATCGAACGAAGAGGGATATGGGAAGTTCCCTTGCATCTCTTTCTTTTGCTCTTCTTGCCGAAAGATGCGATAACGACCTGGCTCGATGACACGGACTTGGTCATAAACCTTTTCTCCAAACTCACCGTCAGCAATTACGGCCTTTTCTCCGATTCGTACTTGAGTAAGACTTCCGTAATTGGTTTCGCGGTCCAGTCGCCAACCGTACACCTGAGTCGGATCCACCTCAATCCAATAGGGCCGACGATTAAGAGCACGCTCCTCTGCAAGACTTCTTGCGTCCGTAGGCGCAGGAAAATCAACCAGCGTGTGGCAGTGCCCATACGTCAGGGCACAGATCAAGAGTCGTCGAGCGTACTCATCTAAATCTGAGCCACACCCGTCAACGTCCTTGTTGAAAACATCTGTCCAATAGGGATCACCTTGGACGCTAATTGGTTTTCGCAGGATTAACCCAGCTGCTGCACGAAGCAAGCGCTGCGTATAAGGCGTAAAAACAGAACGATTGACCCGTGCTAGGTATGCGCTGTAGTCCTCACGGGGTTCTAGAGGCAGAAATGCTTCGCAGTTGTCACGTAGATACTCCGTACCGTTTGTAACGGCCTTCATAATCTCCCAGCCCTTCATCTGGTCGATCACAGCCCGTGTCCGCACGAACGGACTGTCAACACTCCCCATGTAGGAAGAGCTGACAAGATGCGTTCTAACGAGACCAGGAACGGAGTAAGTCATGACACCTCAGAGTTGAGTTATTAACAGCCCCATCGACGACGGGCTGCTTTACCCCGTTCACCTGTCCAATTACGGCTTCGAGCGCAGAAAGAGCGCTTACGGGCAGCCTCTTCCTTTGTCTTTGGCTTGCCAGTAACCGGCGGCTTCAAATTAGAACCCGTTTGCCGGTTGTACTTAGCCCGACCTTTTGCGGTCAGGCCAGCACCTTTACTAGCAGGCAGTTTTTCGCCACGGCCAACACTAAGATTGGGACCACGCTTACGCTTTTTGCGCTCTGCCATTGTCCTAACCCTTATTCAAGGTTGAGGGCAATCGTGCCGCTGGTTACGAAGTTGCAGGTAGCAACAACCAGATCACCAACATTAGACGTGATGTCCATGCTGGTAATGATTCCGGTAAAGACCGCAGAATCAGTGCCGCTTGAAGTGCCTTTGGTAAACAGCTCAAAAGATGCGTCTGCAGGATCGTCTGCAGTGATTACATCTTCAAGGAACGCTGCTTGACCCGTTGCATCAGGGTCATAAACAAGCTCAACAGTGCCAGAACCGCTGACAAGGCTGCCAACGAAAGAACGGAAGTTGTCTCCGTGCTTAGTGGTGTCAAGCGTGTCTTTGGTGATGTTCAGCGTCCAGCTGCGAGTACCAACGATGGTTGCGTTGGTTCCACCAGCCGCTTCAAACTGAACGGCACCCTCTTCTCCGCGAATAACGGCCATGGGTAGACATAGGAAGGGTCTATAACCCCGAGTCTAACTCTTTATGGCTGTCAAGCCACGCAATCAACCGTTGTAGTGAACGATGATATGCGGCTCAACGTCGGGCGTACCAGATGAAATGGATGCAATACGGCAGCGAATGCGGCTTGCAGGCTTGCCTGAATAGAAATACTCGTAATTTCCGGCAGAGTTGATAGTTTTTGTCGTGTCAATCTCAAACCAAGTGTCGGTCGAAGAACTGTGATTAAGCTCTAGCGCGACCGTAAAGTTGGCACTGCCAGTGGCAACAAGCGCAAAAGTAAAGGTGTCAGTATGGCAAGCCACCTCAAAAGCATCGTTTACCGCCGCCAAGGCGGTCGATTCATGATGCTCAACCGTGTTTGTGTAGCGCTCAACGGTGGTGGCCATTACTTTTTACCCTTGGGTTTGCGTTTTTTAGCCGTTTTGGCGGCTTGTTTGAAGTTTTTTGCCGTTGGAGCGCCCGGATCACCCGGTTTACGCATTTTTTCGCCCGAACCTGCCTTAATTCGACGCCGTTTGGCCGCGATATTGGCGTACAAACCACGTTTTTTGGCAGGCATGGCTCAAAACCTCTGTATTTACAGTGTAGCTCTCACATCTTCTTGCTGCCCTTCTTTTTGCCTTTGGGTTTTTTCTTGCCACCGTGTCCGTAATGCCCAGGCATGGCCAATAGGTGATGAGGTGTTTTTAGTTTAACCAGCCTTGGATGCGTATTCCAGAGTTACGCGGCGCTTGCTGCCCTTCGGCGTGTTCCACCGAGAGAATTTGACGCGGATCGATGGGTCAAGCGGCTCCTCAGGCGATTGCAGCGTTTTCCAGCGGTAGTCACAGTCCAAACAACGACGTTCGCGGACACAATCGTTCTCTTGTGATGTGTAGCGTCCCAGCACTTTTGACTCTTCTGATCCGCACTTCGGACAACAAGGCGCGTTGAGTGGACGAAACATCCTCAATACAGGCGGTATGAAGTCGCCCCCAGCGTTTCAGGCTTCGCCAGGTTGAACTGTTGAAGCACAAGATACCCGAAGGCGTCGAAAGCGTGGTCTACTCCAAGATTTTTGTTAGGTAGGCCCGTTCCAGGGGCGTAGGTGAGGGTGCGGAGGGATTTGATCAGTTCTTTGCAGCGAGGGTGGATTTTTACGCGGCGGGCGCCGGATGCGTCCATAAGGCCGGTGTTTACGGCGGTGATTTTGTCGCGGATTTTCCAGGGGGAGCGGGGGGATTGGACGGTGAAGCCGCTGCGGCGAAGGATTGCGTGGTCGGTGACGCCGACGCCGCTGGTTTTGCGCGCTCCACCCGTGGGGTCGGGGCAGGCGATGACGCGGCGGTCGATGCCGTAGCGGCGGGTGACTTCTTCTGCGAAGTCCCAGGTGGTTGCGCCGCCTGTGAGCATGATTTCGTCGAAGACGTAGAGAGTGTCTTTGTCTTTGACGGCGCAGATGCCGGACATGGGGTCCACGTTGAAGTCAACGCCCAGGAGGAGGGGTTGGATGGAGATGTCTTTGGCGTCGGTGGAGATGTTGTCGTCGGAGAAACTGATGGCGACGAGGCCGGTTAGGTTCTCGAAGGACGCTTCGAATTCCTGGCGGAACGTGCGCGGATCAAGTTGAGCGCGGGCTGCTTCAACTTCGTCGGCTGGGACGTTTCCGCCTTCGATGGTGGTGTAGCACCAGCGCTTCCATTCGTTGGTTGGGTCATCTTCGCAGTAGCACCAAAGGTCGTAGAACCAACTGGCCGTTCCATCCGGGGTGGAAATGAACAGTGCCCAGCCTTGTTTGTCGGCCAAAGCGGGTCGAATGACTTCGAACCAGACCTCGGCGTCCATGAATGCGGCTTCGTCAAGCACGACGCCGGACAAACTGCGGCCACGCAGGGCCATTGCGTTCTCTGTGCCTTTTAATTCGATGGTGGAGCCGTTGACTAGTTCTAATTTCAGGTCGGTTTCGTTCTTAGTTTTGATCCAAGCTTTGGGGACGAGTTTCTTAAGGACTTTCCAGGCAATGTCCTTCGCCATCCGGTAGGTGGGGGCGCAGTAGAAGAAGGTTTCGCCGGGGTTATTAATCGCTCCACGCAAAAGTTCGACGCAGGAAAGGTATGACTTTCCGAAGCGGCGGCCTGCAACGAGGACGCGGAATCTGTGTTCGTCGGTGAATACTTGCCCCTGTGCCCAGCGGAGACTAAGCGGGGGTGCATTTTGTACGGCCATGGGTATTACATTAACTGTTTTTTCAACCCCTACCCCCGGGTGGGTGTAGTACAATCAAATAATCTTGGATGTATCAGTAAGTTCCCCGCGCCTTGTTGAGAATGCGTCGCAATTGCAACTGTACCCCCCTGTGACAGTTGCACCGACTGGCACACAGTACAGATTTACTAAAAAATTTTGCCAAAAATCAGAATTTTCTGAGCGTGTGACAGCTGACACAGTGGCACAGTAAACTGTAGCACTGCAGATTTGCTGCTAAAATATATTTAGTAACACACAGTTACTAACACTTACTCCACCCAAGAGTTCCTAACAACAATGCCTAACAATTCTTCGCCAGTTTCTGACACTTTAGTTGTCGTAACTGTCTGCTCTGTTTTACTCTCAGCCTGCGCAAGTTTTGCCCTAGTTTTTGCTATCGAAGACGCAGAAACTTTCCGGGAATGTGTACAGCGAGAGCAAACATCTGCTGACGAATGTGCACTAATTATCTACGGCCGCTAAGTAACACAAACCCCTTGCTGAGTTAGCCACACTTGGCAGGGGTATTTTTGTACCCTAAATTTTATAGTACATTAGTATTGTAAAATTGAACCTTGACAATTTAATTCTTTATTTTAATTACTTTGCAAATAAAATTGTAAAGTAATTGTTAGACCTGCTAATCCTTTTTGTCTTCTATTTGTATTGACAGCTCGGGAACTTGCAGTGCCAGCTGCTCCGGTGCAGCCTCGCCTATTACGCGGCCCATGTCGCCCAGCAATGTCGCCACGGTTTGGAAGTGCCCGCGCTTCAGTGCCTTCTGTACCGTTGCGAGGCGCAGTGCCTGCAGTTGGTTCAGTAATTCTTCACGTGTTCCGGTTTGTTCCTCCTTAAGAAGCTCCATTGCGCGGCGATAGTCTTCGTGTCCGGTACGTATAGAGACACCGAAGCGAGCCGCCAATTTTTCGCAGATCTGAATTCTCGTTCCACCTTCCAAGATGTAGGCATAGGCAGCCTGGGCTCTTTCCTCTACGCGATGGGCTGCACCCTTGCCCTTGCGCCACCGCTTCGACTCATCATCAGCGACGCTGGTCTTCTTTTCTTCGGTGTTGTTATCAGCCACGGGCTGGCATTCGTAGACCTTCACTAATACTAACCGGCCCACGGAGACTCGCTAGACGCTCCAGGCTTGACACATGTCTCCCAATATGTGCTACACTGTGGGAGTCCAACCAAAGGTCCACCCATGACCCTCTCCGACACAGCCCACGAACTTGAGTTGTACGCGACCAACGTTGAGGTCTGGTATGCGCCAACCATCAAGAACCTTTCTAAGCATTGGAAGCGCGGCAACTTCTCACTCGATCTCGCGATCCACTCAATCGAACGGTATTGCCTGACCCCTGCGGCTAAGCAGTACCACCGCGAGAACGGCAGCATGGCCGACGCTTGGCACGACATCTTCCCTAAAGCCGTCCGCCTTGAAGCTGCGGAATCAATCGCACGCTCCTGGGTTGAAGAATTCAAGCTCGGCAACTTCTGGGATTGATGTATTACAACAGTTTCGACATCTGCGAAGCCCATTACATGTTCGCCATGCTCTGGCATGGCGGCACGGGCTGCCCCATCTATTGGAAGTTCGCACAACTGGAGCGGCTGCGGTTTCGTCCCAGTCCTTCCCTGTGTGATCCCCGCGACTTGGAAGAAAATGCCCGCGAGATTTATCGCCAACTTGTGGTGAATCACTGCGGCCTTCACAGCACAGCGCCTAAGCGCTGATTCGTCCAACTTTCCAAAAAATCCAGTTTCGTTCCACCCATGAACTACGCCACACAAACCGAACAGCTCCACACCTTCACCGACGTGCCACGGATCACCATCAACCGGTGGCACATCACGGGACACAGTGACTGGGACAGCACCGAAAAAACCACGGTTCAGGTTGCTTGCGATAACGGCGCAATCTCTGACGCCATCGTGGACTTCCTGCGGAAA